GGTAACCACGATAGACCCAATGACTCTTCGTCTGGGTGCCACAGCTTGCAGGCTTATACGTCGCTTGCAAATGTAGTAGAAAAACCTACACATATCGGAGACGGAATATGGGCTTTCCCATATATGCAAACTGAAGAGTTTGTTACCGCCGCCTTGGCCACTCAGCCCAAGGTTTTACTTTGCCACCAGACATTCGATGGTTCAAAGTACGAAAATGGGTTTTATGCTCCAGACGGAGTTAAGCCAGAACACGTAGGGGTACCCAAAGTAATATCTGGGCATATCCATACCGCTCAGGTCTTGAATTGGGTAGGGGGATATATCCAATACATCGGTAGCCCGAGGTGGAGGTCTATATCTGATGCAAATGTAGAAAAGTCTGTGGTTTTGTATGACACAGACCAAGATACTTTCGATGGATTTCCTACAAACACTTTTTGTAAACCAATTTACAGTTTTACTGTAAAAACAGTAAATGACTTAGAAAATTGTGTATTCAAAACACCCGGTAAGGTTTTTGTTGACGTAATGGCCATTCGGGCAGACTTTGAAGATTTGGCGTGCAAAATACGTGCCAAGATTCCGAATGCAAAAATCAGGCCAATTTTTATAGAATCAAAGAAAGCTGACGTTCAGGAAAGCCAAGGGATATATAACGCATTGCGTCAGTTTGTAGCTTCGTTCTCGCCCCCCTACGGTACACCCAAAGAGGTTCTGTTAGACTTGGTTTCAAGGAGATTAAATGGCACTTAAAAACAAATCAGATTTACGCAAAAAATCAGACCTGCTTGCCGATATCCTTTTGGACGACAATGAAAGCGATACGGTAAAGGCACTTGCTGACATGCGCTGGATGTCCAATTTTATGGGAATAGTTTACGAAGAGCAAGCTAACCAGTTGAAAAAACTGGCAAATTTGACTTTTTCACCGGATGTCGCAGTAATCTCTATTTCACAGCCTACCCGGGCTGTGAAGGTTGAGTCTAGTGGTCAGTGTACAGAAAAAACAAAAGTTTTCCCAGAAATGGTACAGTTCTTGCTTGGCAAAGACTGGACCGTAGAAATGCAATACAATGTCAGCGGAATTGCTCCTAGCAGAAAAACAAGTAGAGCTAAGTCCAAGAGAAAAAAGCGCTCTTGAGCTTCACTTAGCTTCATCGGAAATTCCCTTGGCACCCAAGACCAGTGCCGAGTTTCTGGCTTTGTATCTTAATGGATATACTACAGAAGAAATCCAGAAAATGAATCCCGGGTTTAAATTAGGGATAATTGTTCATGCAAGGCTAACTCATGACTGGGATAGACACAAGAGGGAATATATAGACACCCTGATGACCCAGACAAGAGAAACGGTCCAAAAAACTCAACTTGAGGCAGTGCGGTTTGCCTCAGATGCCATGACCGTTTACCACCGTGTCTTGGGAGCGGCTTTTAAGAAATATCTACAGTCCGGTCGGGAAGAGGACCTTGGGAAAGAGTTTTTAGGCCAGATGAACATCAGGAACTATAAGGAGTTCGTGGCACTATTATTGCAGTTAACCGGTCAAGATACCAAGAAGCAGGTTTCTGGGGAAATAGTACACAAAGTACAAGATTCCGTAGAAACCATAGATATTACAGCGGCAAATGGGTCGGATATATTAAAAGTAATGGAAATTGGCTTAGATAAGAAATAATGGATAGGCAAGCTGCAAGAAAGGCGTTATTTACCCCGTGTCGCTCCAAAGAGGAGTTGGACCGGTGGATACGTGTATTCTTGCACATTAGACTCCCAGACAGGGTAGTCGCAACCGAACCGCCTGACTGCTCTAATTCAAGTCCATTGGATATGATTTGGACGCTGTACGACCACGCCTTAAGGAACGATACCGAGGGGTGGCGTAGAACCATGGCGTATGCCGCTCGGTTCTCTGGCAAGACCCTCGGGGCAGCTATCTTGGAAACCATGATAGTCCTCCATACAGGGCGCAATATCGCTCACATGGCCGCTATCAAAGACCAGTCCAGAAAGGCCCAAGAATACGTAAAGAACTTCTTCTTCCGGCCTTACTTTAGAGACTTTGTTGTTGGCGATAACTCTACTGAAGTGGTTGTAGTAGCTTATATTCACAAAAAAGACAAAACAGTCTTAAATGATAAGGAATTTCAAGAGCTTAGCCATTCGGAACAAGCACTTTACGACCGCAAAGAAAACTATATTCGAATCATTGCCTGTACGATGCAGTCCGCTAACGGGCAGCACGTAGAGTTTTTTGTAGTAGACGAAGTAGACGTAATCGAAAAAAAGAACCTCCGAGCGTACGACCAAGCCAAAGGTGGTGTACCTACTAGTCGTGGCAACATGGAGGCCATGACTCTCTTTACCTCTACCCGAAAGTCAAGGGTAGGTAAGGTGCAGGAAGAGATTGACCGTGCCCCAAAATCTGGGCTTAGGTTAATTCACTGGAATATCATTGATATAACAGAGCCATGCAAGCCCTCTCGGCACCTACCCGAGCAACCAAAGCAAACGTATTGGATTAGCGATGCGGACGTTAAGCACATAACGGACGATGAATACAATTCTTTGCCAGATAGCGAAAAGAGTCGTTTTTATTCCCGGGAAGGTTATGCAGGGTGCAAGCGCTGTCCGCTGTTTGCCGCATGCAAGGGTCGTCTGGCAACAGAGCAAGTAGGTGCGGTAGGGGATTTCAAGGATGGAGGGACGGCTCTTTTAATCGGCATAGACGATGTAATTGACAAGTTCAAGGATGCAACCCCGGAATTCATTACAACTGAATATCTGTGCAGAAAGCCTGACACATCCGGTCTAGTTTACCCTAGATTGTCGCCAGAAATCCACAAGAAAAGCGCAAATGAAATCGCAAAGATGGTGAACCCGGACGCACCACCAATTGACGAAAAACACAAGCTTATCCGATACCTTGCGGAACAGGGCTGTACCTTTACTACCGGTATGGACTTTGGATACAACCACTTGTTTGCAGTTGTTACAACAGCAATATGGGGTAACAACGCTTTTGTGGTGGATGCAATTGGCCTACCAAGACAAGAACTAGATGACAAACTGGCCCTAACGGAGCATTTAAAGCAGCTTAACTCTTCTATCTACGCAGACCCGGAAGACGCTGGGTCAATAGCTACCTTCAAGAGGCGTGGATATAGAATGAAAGAATGGTCCAAGGGTGCAGGTTCCGTCAAGTCTGGCATAGATATTGTACGTACAAAGCTTTACAGTAAAGCTTTGGGCGCAACTTTATACTTTTTGTCGGGTGACCCGGACATAGACACCCTTTTTAAGCATGTTCAGGATTACCACTTTACGACAGGGCCAGACGGTAGGTTTACGGAAACCCCAGACGAAACGAATGACGACTACCCTGACGCCCTCCGATATGACATTATGAATGTTTTTGGTAAAAACGGCGGGTTAAAGAATACAAACTTAGGGCTTTCCCAAGTCCCTAAAGCCAACTTGGAACATTGGACAACCCGCGTAGAAAACGAAAACCGCCGAGCCATGGGCGATATGGTACGGGCCTTGACCGGCCAGACCAAACCTACAGATGCCGAAAAGAGTGCAGACTCAAATGGCTCAACAAGAATAAAGAAGGGCTCGTTCTTCTGGGACGGGTAATCTTAGTGCTATGCAAGGCCTCCTTAATGTCATTACGAAGATTGTAGCTTTTGGTGATTCTGCTGTCAGTTCGAATCCCCGATTCAAGTTTTTTGACTGGTACCGTGACCAGTCTGGTACCCCTGTATCTGACCCACAATCAGAATCGCATTCCATTGCGCCCGGTGCAAGTAAAACTATCTTTGACGGTACCTTTGCCTCAACCATTGATGGTACCTCGACCTTCAGTTTAACCCTGTCTACTCTGGACCCCTCACGGTACCGAATTTCTTGGACTAACGGGACCGCACCGGGTTGGCGAACAGCCCGTAACCTGACCCTTACCGGAGTCACCGTTACCTTTACCGTAAATTCCAATGGCACTGTAACCGTAACAGTACCCGTAGGGCCTGACTTTACTGCTGTTCAGGTCGGTGACGAGGTTTTTATCCCACATACAACTACAGGGGATGCAGCTAATGTCATTTCCGTTCTCAATGCAGGTTTTTGGACCGTACTGGGAAAGAGCAGCAATACATCTATAACATTGGTTCGTCCAGTAGGTCAAGACTTTGAAGCTACTTCCCAGTCTGTGGCACTGACATCAAACAGCCAACTTCGGGCCTACACATCTACCGGCCTTCAGGTTGGTGATTCCGTAAGCATTTCGGCAGGTTTCTCCTTGCCAGCCCGCCGCACCTTTGAAGTGCTGGCGTTGACAGATACTTTTCTGGAATTCATCAGCACCACGGCACTTGCTTCAGAAACCGGAATCTTGCCGGGTGCGGCTGGCATGGTTTTCTTTACCACTAACAAAACATTCGTTTATGTGGAAGCAAATCAGGAATGCTCGGTGCGGGTAAATGGAGACACAGGCAATTATCAGCGGCTAAGTCCTCCTGATGCTTCAAACGCATTATCGCCAGCCCAATACATGCGCCGAGGCCCAACGTGGTCGTTGACAATTGTTAACTTGGCGTCAGTCGCAGTTGATGTGACTGTCCTACATTGTGAGTAAAGATGAGCTTCAAAGAACAGCTACTTAAAGAACTTTTGCTCGATTCCGGCGCTCTTTCCCAACCTTCTTCCGGCAAGAAGAAAGGGAAGGTCGTTGTTCGCTTCGCTGACCGGATTGGTTCCGACTTCGTAGGGGCGGAAAATACCCCCCTGACAGCGGAAATGGCCAAGTCGCACAAGCAATCAATGGAACAGTCCAGTCCATTGGTAAAGTCTGTGTTAAATGTTTTGAACGGTGGCAAAGCAGACTCCATCGAAAGACTGGCCTTTGATACAAACCCTTACGTTAACAATACGTATCAGGCGCTTTATCGTCGCAAGTTAAGGCTATTGCCGGATGACCTGCTCAAGCGTATTTCTATTCAGGATGACCTTGTAGCCGCTATTGTTAACACACGTAGCCAGATGGTCAGTGCGTTTGGTCGTCCCCAACCAGACCGATTCAGTACAGGATATAGAATCGAGGCCTATCCGGGTACTATTGAAAAACTGGATTCCGATGGAAAAAAGAAACTTCAGGACCAAATAGAGCGCGCGGAAAACATTCTTTTGAGTTGCGGACAGACTCGTGGTTGGCACGATTATGAAGACTTATCTTTTGGTGCCTTCCTTTTCATGCAAGCTCGAAATGCAGTGGTCTTCGGACGTTGCGCTACGGAAATTATCTATACTCTTGATAATTATGGACAAAGGAAGTTTCATTCCTTCCGACCCATAGACGCAGGTACAATATATCGTGCGGCTCCGATGAAGAGTGCTGCCCAGACGGTTCGTGACAATGCCCTCTCAATTCTTGCTCAAATCAAGAATCGAAAGCTTAAGCCCGACATGTTTGTAAACGATGAATATGCTTGGGTACAAGTAATTGAAGGTCGCCCCATGCAGGCCTTCACTCCCGAAGAGTGTATAGTTCACAATTTCTACCCAATCACCGACATTGAGCTAGATGGATATCCATTAACTCCACTTGATACGGTTATAAGTGCAGTTACTACTCACATTAATATAACTACACACAATAAGCTGTATTTCCAGTCTGGCCGGGCTGCCAGAGGAATGTTGGTAATCAAGTCGGATGATATAAACGATACCGTAGTTGACCCCATTCGTCAACAGTTTAATGCCAATATAAACGGTGTAGGGAATTCGTGGCGTATGCCGATTTTTGGTATTGGTGCTGACGACGAAATTTCGTGGCAGCCAATAGACAACTCGTCTCGGGATATGGAATTTCAGTATTTGTCTGACACAAATGCCCGGGTAATTTTGTCGGCATTCCAGATGTCTCCCGAAGAACTTCCCGGCTATGCCCACTTGTCCCGTGGTACCAACAATCAGGCGCTGTCCGAAAGCAACAACGAATATAAGCTGGAGGCACACCGAGACGTAGGTATTCGTCCTCTGATTGCCCAGTTACAAAACTATATAAACGCCAAGATTTTCCCCCTAATTGACCCTGACCTTGCCAAAAAGGCTTCGATTAAATTCGTTGGTCTGGATGTTGATACGGCCGAAAAGGAATCTGCCCGGCTACAGCAGGACATGGCAGTACATATGTCCATGGACGAAGTTTTGGGGAAGGTCGAAAAAGAGCCTGTCGGAAAAGCGTGGGGCGGTCAGTTTTTGCTGAACCCACAATGGCAGCAGGCGCTCTTCCAGCACAGGTATGTTGGCGAAATAATGGAAGAGTTTTTCGGTGTTAAGGGTGCGTCTCAAGACCCTTCGCTCCGATACATAAGAGACCCCATGTGGTTCCAGTGGCAACAGTTGCAATTCGAAATGCAGCAAGCCCAACAACAGCAACAGCAAGCCCAACAGCAGGCCCAACAGCAGCAACAGCAACCTCAGCAGCAGCAACAAGGCGACCTCGCAACAACGGCTGGCCAGTTAGCTGAAGGTCTATCTAAGGGTGAAGAAAAGCTACCGCCAAGTAAACGTAGACTGCTTGTTCACCAAAGAAAAGTCATTTCGGATACATTAGATGCTTTTGAGGCAGAATCCAAACATGTTATTAATAACATTTTAGCTGATACCGAAAAGCTTCTACCCTCCAAATCAAAGGAGTAAGTAAAGTGGCTAAGACCCCGCTGTCAAAGGTACACCAGAAAGCCATTGAACTTGCCGTGGACGCTCTTTTTGAGCGAGCCAAAGCGAGATTGCTTGGACCCGACCCTACCAAACGAATGGCCTTGGGTGGTAAAACACTTTCGTTTACCTTTAACCCGGACCATTCCATTCCGGCCCTTTTTTCTGCTGCGTCCCGTGAAGAGGGAGTAAGAACAATAAACCACGATTTGCTTGCTGGACTACTAAAGATTGCTGGTAGCTATCTGGACGCACAAAAAGAAAAAACAAAGGCTCAGGTTGTTCAAAACGTGCAAGCCTTCTTGCAAGATGCAACAACACAAGGGGTAAAAACCGACGTTAAAACGGTCTTGGGAGGTCAATTATCCGATTTGTGGGGTAAAGTCTACGATGATGTAAAGAAAATCGTAGAAACAGAAACCACAATTTCTCGAAATATGGGAATTGATGACGCCATACGTCGAATTTCTGACATGCAGGGAATAGACGACCCAGAGGTTTTCTTCGTTGTAGTTCGCGACGGCAAACGGTGTGATGAATGCACTAAATTGCATTTAATGCCAGATGGAATCACACCTCGCGTTTATAAACGCTCGCAAGTCAAGGCTGGCTACCACCGACGCGGCGACCCAGACCCAAAAGTGGGTGGTCTACACCCCCATTGTAGGTGTGTAATGTCTGTTCTTACCCCGGGCTTTGGATTTGATGAATCTGGACGTGTTGTCTGGAAGGGTCACAAGTAGTAATCCCGGGCTTCCTCTTCGGTCATGAAAAAGTGGATACCCGTAGTACATTCAATACGGATATCGTCGTCCAGTTTGACTTCCACAATTTCACCCACACGGTAAATAAAGTCGTAGTCATGTATTGACCGGAATTCCTTTTCATCGGAACCCAATGCCTCCAAGACCCTTGCCTTGTCGGTACGGCACTTCCTTCCCACCAGTGAATTCATACGCTTACCAAGGATTTCAAGCTTCAGGATTACATTACCGCGAACCTTCTTGTAACCAATAAAACTGCCTTCCTTGGGTACAATCAGGTAG